TTAACAGAAGGATTCTACCTGTCTAGGAAGAGTAGAGGCGAAAAACCATCGTCATATTCTTATGAATGTAAGACATGTACTATTGACAGAGTAAAAAACAAAAGAAAAAGAGACAAACCAGACGTATATCCAGATTGGTAGAGGGTTCGTGTACCATTTCCCCAGTGAAAAAGTAGTAATTTCTAAATAATAACAGAGAAAACAACTGAGATCTTCGAGGAACACTAACATGGCGCTTAATCTAGTATCTCCAGGCGTTAAGGTAAAAGAGATAGACCTAACAGTAGGTAGAATTGATGGAGTCAACGATCAAGTTGGTGCTATTGCAGGCCCTTTTGAGAAAGGCCCTGTTAATGAACCAGTTTTGATTGAGACTGAAGCAGATTTACTTAACACGTTTGGATCTCCTAAATCTACCGATGCTCAATATGAGTACTGGATGACTGCATCTTCTTTCTTATCTTATGGAGGAATCCTAAGAGTATTAAGAACTAATAATACAAATCTTTCTAACGCTAACGCACCTGTTGGTGTTGCAATTACAAACTTATCAATTAAGACACAGGAAGATTATTACAATAATCGTGAGTCTGATACTAATTGGAACTATGCTGCAAGAAACCCTGGCTCTTGGGCAAATGGTTTAAAGATTTGCACTATTGATGCTCAAGCTGATCAGAGAATTGCAATTGGTACTGATGGTCTTGTAGTTGGATACGCAATTACTGCTGGTTTCTCAACAAGTGTTGCAAACACAGATGGAACAGTTGGTATTCAAACTGGATATCTTAAAGGTATCATTACTGGTATCGGTGCTAACTCAATTGACGTTAAAGTTGTTGCAAAACATAACGTAACAACTGATGTCTGGGAGGCTGCAGACTATGAAGAAGGTTCTTCAACTAACGCTTTCTATGGATATGACGTAAACATCTACAATGAGTTCTTTAGTAGACCAGCAAGTGATAACCAACCAAACCGTTATCAGATCTTTAACAATTCTGGAACATCTCAGAGAATTGAAAGAACAAGATTCCAAGCTGTAATTGGTATTGGTTCTACTGTTATCAGTTTCGGTGAAGATCTAAACGCACTGAAAGTTTCTCCTGGCGACCAAATCAAGTCACTCAACGGAACTTACTCAGGTAATGTTACTGATGTTCAAACTCAAATTGGTGGTAATCCAGAAATAACAATGGATACTGCAGCAACAGTTGCATTTGCAAATACAGACTTTATAGTTATGTCTGGTATTGGTAGTGGACTTTACTTAAGAGAAGGTAACACTGTCAAAGATTGGTACAACGAACAAACTTTAGGTCTTGTAAATACCTCAATCAAATGGAATCAGATTGCAGAGGCACCAACCACAACTGAGTATGCTAAAGCAAGAAATTCTAGATACGACGAATTCCATGTATTAGTTGTTGATGACTCAGGATCAGTAACTGGTACTGCTGGTGCTATCATAGAGAAATGGGTTGGATTATCCAAGGCATCAGATGCTAAGATATCTCCAAGCACAGATATCTACTACAAGAACTACATTGCAAACTTCTCCAACTTCGCTTTTGTTGGAGCGGCACAAACTGGTTTAGCTCTTAAACATTCCACTTTAAGTGGTTACACTCTTGATAATAGTGGAACATGGGGATCAGAGGCACAAGGAAAAACATTCAATGGTGCTGGCCCTAAAACATTCTCACTAGAAAACGGTAATGACTACGGTTCTGTTGGTGCTTACAAGTGTGAGTTAGGAGATATTATTTCCTCTTATACTGTATTAGATAACCCTGCTGAATACTCAGTTAACTATCTAATTCAAGGGCCATCTGGTGGAAATTCAATTTACGAAGCTCAAGCAAAAGCAAATAAATTGATCCAGATCGCTACCACTCGTAAGGATTGCATCGCATGTATTTCACCTTACAGAGATGGTATTGTTGGTTTAACTAACTCAGATCAACAGACTTCAAACATTATCTCATTCTATGAGAGTTTGACATCCAGTTCATATGCAGTATTTGACTCTGGTTACAAGTACACCTTTGACAGATTCAACAATACATTTAGATACATTCCTCTAAATGGTGATATTGCTGGATTGATGGCAAGAACATCCATCAACTCATTCCCTTGGTTCTCACCAGCTGGTGCAACTAGAGGAACTATCAACAATGCAGTTAAGATTGCATACAATCCATCACAGGCACAGAGAGATCAACTCTATCCTAAGAGAATCAACCCTGTTGTATTCTCACCTGGCGCTGGTCTTGTGTTGTTCGGTGATAAGACTGCACAAAAAGAGGCTTCTGCTTTTGATAGAATTAACGTCCGTCGTTTGTTCTTAACAATCGAAGGAACTATCGAGAGAGCAGCAAGAGCTCAATTGTTTGAATTTAATGATGATCTCACAAGAACTGCTTTTGTGAACATTGTTGAACCATATCTTCGTGATGTACAGGCTAAGAGAGGTATTTCCGACTTCGTAGTCATATGTGATGAGTCAAATAACACACCTGATGTTATTGATTCAAATACCTTCAAGGCAGATATCTTCGTGAAGCCTGCACGTTCTATTAACTTCATCGGATTAACATTCGTTGCAACTAGAACTGGCATCAGCTTCGATGAAGTGATTGGATCTGTTTAATTTTACTAAATACGTCACGAAGAGGATTTAAAGAAAATGCCATCTAATTTACCTAACGTCAATCAAAGAACCATAGACTCATTTAGGTCTAGGTTGGTTGGTGGAGGTGCTCGTCCTAACCTGTTCGAGGTAAAACTAGTTTACCCAGAGGGTATAGCGAAAGAGATCTCAAACGAAGAACTTGCCTTGGATACTAGATTCATGGTGAAGGCTGCAAACCTACCAGCATCAAATATCAATGTTATTGATATTCCATTCAGAGGCAGAAACCTCAAGATTGCTGGAGATAGGACATTCGATGTTTGGACAATCACAGTCATTAATGACACGACATTCAGACTTAGAAACGCATTTGAAGCATGGATGAATAGAATCAACCGTGTGGACAACGCTACTGGAGAAGTGACTCCTGTTGATTACCAGACAAATGCATATGTCTATCAATTAGGTAGAGATGCAATCAATGGTCAACCAAACTATCAAACTCCCGAAAACTATATCGGTGATAGCACTGGTAAACTCCAGAAAGCTCTTGCAGATAATTCCAACATCCCTGTATTGAAAACTTATAAGTTCCACGGAATATTCCCAACGAACGTAAGTGCCATCGAACTTTCATACGATCAGTCAGATTCTGTTGAAGAGTTTACAGTGGATCTACAAGTCCAGTGGTGGGATGCCTACAGAGGAGAGGATACAGATTCCTTCTTAACAGGTTACAATCAGAACCAGTAGACATAACATAATATTCGTGTTATAATATATTGATAAATAACTGGGACAGCCCAGTAGTAGTGAGTTAATGGCTAAATTATTTGGTTTTAAAATAGAGAAAGACGACGATCAAAATAAGAACGTCGTCTCTCCTGTTCCTCAGAATCGGGAGGACTCATCGGACTATTATGTTTCGAGTGGTTTCTATGGCCAGTATGTAGATATTGATGGTGTATTTAAGTCAGAATACGAGTTAATAAAAAGATATAGAGAAATGGCACTGCATCCAGAAGTGGACTCTGCCATTGAAGATATAATAAATGAAGCAATAGTTTCAGACCAGAATGATTCTCCTGTCGAACTCGATTTGGAGAATCTTCCAGCATCTGCGAAGCTAAAAGAATTAATCAGAGAAGAATTTAAAAAAGTAAAAGAAATCATGGACTTTGATAGTAAGTGCCATGAGATTTTAAGGAACTGGTATGTTGATGGTAGAATATTTTATCATAAGGTAATAGATATCAAGAAACCAGAAGAAGGAATTAAAGAAGTAAGATATATTGATCCCTTAAAAATAAAGTTAGTAAGACGATTAAAAGTAGATCCTACTCTAAAGGGTGCTATAGCACAGGTCAACGCAAGCAGTCCAGATCAGATAGAATCTCCAGAGATAGAAGAGTTCTATCAATATGATCCAAATCAACACCAAGCTAAAAATGCTCTAGGTGCTATTGGTCAGAGTCCATTTTCAAGTAGACAAAAACCAGTAAAGATTGCACCAGATGCTATCACTTTCTGCCACTCTGGTTTAGTAGATAGAAATAAACAAACTATACTTTCTTACTTGCATAAGTCAATCAAGGCACTGAATCAACTCAGAATGATTGAGGATAGTCTTGTCATATACAGATTATCAAGAGCTCCTGAGAGAAGAATATTCTATATTGATGT